AATATCGAAGCTAGGACTTCGGGCGGCAATGTTCATCACCTTAAGCATCCAGAATGGGCTATAGATGTTTCATCGAAGCTTAATCGCAGCAATCCAGCAACTAAGCTTTACTCGGAGAAACAAGGGAAATTTATAAACTTAAAAAGTTATGCGGAACTTGAGGAAGTAATTTCGGCAAAGCCTGCTGAAGCTAAGCCTGTAAGTCCTGTCGTTCAGGCTATAAGCCGTAAAGATAACCTAGAGGCTGAGAAACTAGAATTAGCGAATCAGAAAGCTAGAGTTGATCTTGCTGTCTCACTCGGTGAGCTGGTTAAGATCGACGACGTAAAGCATGAGTTCAAAGAGAAGATGACTATTGTCGCCCAGATGTTCGATGACTTGCCCTACAAGATAGCTGAGAGCTGTCAGAGACTTGATTACGATGATCTAATCACAGAATCTCACAAGGTCGTGGAGAAACTAAAGGAAAAAATTCTTGAAATCTTCTAGCTGGCTTAACTTTAATCCAGATCTGGATTACTTAAAGCGATCTAAATCTAATGCGATTAATTTATGCAAGCAAACTTTCAGGGGAGCTATTAAACCCAGTCGCTATCAGATGTCCCTTATCGATTGGGCTAGCAAAAATGTTAGGCTTAGAGGGCCAAGACCTGGCCCGATTAATTTAGATCTTACTCCCCACATGGTGGAGCCTTATCGCTCTGCTGACTTTAATTCAAAGGTCACAGACATAATTCTAATGTTCGGCTCTCAGATGGGAAAATCTACATTCTGTGAGATTGCGACTGGCTTCTACATGGTCGTAGGAACTGGGAATATCGGGTATGCTGTCGCTAACGATGAGCTGTTAGAGAGGATTAGAGAGGTTAGAGTTAATAAAATCCTAGAGCAAGTACCTGAACTAGCTGGGATGCTGGAAGAAGTGAAGGCAGAGAAAGGCTCTAAGAAGGCTAAAGACACGATAAAGCTTTTAAATTTTGGTAAAGCTTATTTATGTTTTATGTCGATGCAGTCGGTGACTGCGATGTCTAATATTGACTGTCAGGTTTTGGTACTGGAAGAGGTTAGAGACGCACCTAATAATATTAAAAATCAAGGTTGCCCAGTCAAGCTCTTGGAAAAGAGAAGATCGACCTATGATAAGCGTTCTAAGAGACTGATTCCAAGCACGCCTTCGATAAAATCAGAAGATAAAGAAATCGAATGTAAAGTATGGAGAGAGTTCCAGTTAGGCTCGCAAGAATACTGGAGTATCCCTTGCCCTCACTGCGGTCATTATCACCAGCTCGATCCTAAAAATGCAATTGTAGATCATGCTCATCTGGTGTATGCCTTCGCGTGTCCTGCGTGCGGTGGCGTGATAGAAGAATCAGACAGAGACAATATTGTCAAAAGAGGCAAGTATATCGCTAAGAATCCTGCTCAGATAAACAGGTTTAGATCGTTTCATAACAATCAATTCATGACAGTTCAGGGCATAGGCTCAAGCTGGGAGAAACTTCTGAGAGATTGGGAACAGGCTCAAAGTAAAGAAGCTGAATTAATAACTTATACGAATACCGTTCTAGGTTTACCATACAGCAAGGTGGAAATAGAAGCAGATATTGAAACGCTCAAACTTAATCAAACTGAATATCTCCCGAGCAAGCTCCCTGCCGAGATTACCCACATTACAGCAGGCTTCGACTTTCAAAAAACTTGGGCTGAGTGTAGCGTTTGGGGCTGGGACGCGAAGGGCAGGCAATTTTTTATCGAACGAAACAAGGTTCATGGCGTGAACTGGGAGGATATCGCTGTAACTCTGGTTCCGTTCCTGCAAGAATGTTTTGGAAAGGTTTATCAGGTTGGTTTTCGCAGCATGCCGATTACAGGCGGCTTCTTGGATGCTGGTTATCAAGCTGAAAAGATAGCTTATGCGTGGTCGCTAGCTGGTTCTAATCCTATTTTCCAATTCATCAAAGGTGAGTCTCGGCATGACGATGCGAGAAGCTATCTGGGCAAAACTTTTGTTGAAACAGGTTCTTTGAAGCTGCCTGTTCATAGGCTGAATACGTTTAAAGCTAAGGAAACGCTGTACTCTCGCTATGATTTAGCAGTTTGCGAGAAGGGTTCTCTGGTGTTTCCGTTTGATGTTCAGGATGAGATATTCATTCAGCTAACTTCTGAGGTGAAAATACACTCGAAATATTCAGGAAAACCAATCTGGGAAAGAAAAAACGGATTCGTTAGAAACGAGGTACTAGATTGCACTGTCTACGCGATCCTAGCCCATGATATTTTAATTTCAGACTTTAAGAACTTAGCAGAAGTGGAGGAAGTCTTGCCTGCACAGGCTCCAGCTCAGGCTAATGATGTTAAAAATGACAAAATCAATCAGGTCAAGTATGATCTAGATGCGGGAAGTATCAAGCGGATACCGAGTGCTTTCGACGATTAGATCATGCCAGATAACTCAGGAACTTTTAATCAAGCGGATCTTGCACAGCTTAAAACTCAGGTTTTAAGCGGCAAGAGAGTCAAGCACGGTGATAAAGAGGTCGAGAATTACAGCGTGGACGAGGCTATGAAGCTAGCAAGCTGGATAGGTCAAGAAGCAAATCAATCTAATGCAGTCTCAGTTTATAATCCAGCAATGGATACGAGCTATTTCTAATGTTCAAAACGCTAAAAAAGTTTTTAAATTTAAGATTTGAAGGGGGTTCCAGTAGCTACAAGCACGGAATCTCAACGCAATATAATATAAACGTAAGTCCTAACGCTGAATATGGCTTCAGCAGGCAGAATCTGATCGCAAGATCAAGATCTCTGGCTGAGAATAATGAGCTTGCAAGCAATGCTTTGACTCTCTACTGTGATTATACGATTGGAAGCTTTATTACGATTGATTTCACGAAACTTAAAGGCTCTGAAAGCAGCATTGCGAAGATGAAAGAGATTTTTGATGAAGTTAGAGAAAGTACGTCTCTTGATTTTTACGGTAAATTTAATTTCGATGAGCTGATCTGGAACGCTTTGTATTTAGCTTTGAAAGATGGTGATGTTTTTATTCGCAAAATGGTAGATTATAAATCACCTTTTAACTGTTCGTTCCAGCTTCTGGAGTATGATCAACTAGCAAGAGATGTGATTAATCCGCCAAAATATACAGATGGAAGCTATATAGATAAAGGGATTCGTTATGATTCGCAGGGCCGCGTTATTGGTTATTTTTTTTATAAGACTCACCCATCAGGCGAGAATATCGCAAACTATGGCGAAACGGTCGAAATTGAAGCTGACAAGATCCATCATCTCAGCTATTCTCTGAAGAATAGACCAGCACAGGCGTTAGCGATGCCATTACTGACACCTGTGATAGTCAGACTTGATCAGCTTAGTCAATATGATAGAAGTCAGATCAGGAAGCAGACTCTGAGCGGTATGTTTGCAATGATTTTAAAAAAATCTGGTCTTGGTGGCTTTTTTGGCAATGCTCCGAACTCTGGAAAAGCTGATGCAGGGATTCCCCCGATCAGTGCTGGAAAAACTAGGATCGACACGGCTACTGATGGCACAGTGCTTGAGCTTGGAGAAGGTTTTGAAGCAAGTTTTCCCACTCAGCCAAAGACTGATGAGTATGAGGCTTATCACTTGGTCAATGGCAGGCTTGTAGCAGTTGGAACGCATATCCCAGAGCCATTATTAACTAATAATTTTGCAAGCGTGAACTTTAGTTCGTTGCGTGGAGCTATGTTGCCATTTTTGAAAAGAACTAAAATGCTTAGAAATGGCGTGGTGTATAGATTGCTAGGCTATATGTTTAAGGAAGTGATCGCCTTTGCAAATGTTAAATATGATTTAGGGCTGACAAAATTGCCAAGACCTAGATTTGAAGCGATGTTCATGTTTGACCCAGTGAAAGAGGCTGAAGCTCTGAAGAAAATGCTGAGATTAGGCGTTATGAGCTATAAAGATGCGGTCGCGGAATACAGTAATTCGACTTATGAAGAGTTACTCGCTGAAAGGGCTGCATACAGACAAGACAAAATCACAAACAAGCTTTATGATGATGGAGATCCAGCAGACGATTTAGGAAGATTTAAGACGAGTAATAAAAATGCCAATACCTAAAGCTAAAAATATTAATTTAAGTTTCAACTTCAAAAGCGGAGAAAAACTAGCTGCTGAGCAGTTTCTCGGTGGAGCTGAGCTTGGAAGTAATGAAGTTGTAGTCGAATACATGGCTCCTGAAACTGTTTTGAGATATGATTTCGAAAACTCAACATGGGAGGGCATGGCCTACAAATTTATAAAATTTACTCCTGATGCAGCAGTCGATTATTCTCGAATCGAAAACGGAATCCCAGTATTGAAAGATCACGAAAGTGAAAGCATTGAAAACGTGATCGGCAGCGTGGTCAGAGCAGATTCTAGATTTATGTTGCTTAAAATCGATGATGGTTCAGATGAAGGGAAAGAAGTTTTAAGAAAAATTAAAGATGGTTTCTGGAACAGTGTTTCAGTGGGCTTGGAAGTTTTGGAACAAGAAGAAATCGGGACAATGTTGCTTGGTAAAGATGAATGGCCAGTATTTGAAGTTACAAAACACAGACCGTATGAATTAAGTTTTGTGGCCGTGCCTGCATTGATGGGTGCTAAGGTCGTTTCTCTAAGCCAATTTGAAGAAAACTTTAAAAAAAATTTCAAGGAAAATTTACAAATTCAGACAAGAGCATTAAGCTCAGAGATAGAGCCGATTAAGGAATCAAAAAAAATGGACGAAGAAGAACTAAAAAGATTAGAACTAGCTAAGCAAGAAGAATTAGCTAATGCTGCAAGGAAAGAAAACCTTAGACAGCAAACGATTAGAAGTTATGCTTCTGAGTTAAGTTTTAATGACTCAGTGTCATTGAATAAGCTACTGGATGACACTTCGGTAACTCCAGAAAAAGCTAAATTAGAAATTTTTGAAGCTCTAAGAAAAGCTCAGCCAGTAATCAATCCCGTGGGAGCTGCTCCAGCAGTTGAAACTAAATTAGCTGAGCGTAACAATTCAGAGAAATTCGCTAAGGCTATAGAAGACAGACTCGCGAGAAATTCGACAGAAACTGAGTTAATGTATTATTCATTCACTGAATTGATGCTTGAATTTTTACGCTCAAATGGAATTGGTAAATTCGGCTCTGCTAAAGGTAATGAATTAGCAATCCTGAAAACGGCTTACAGTGTAGGTAAAGAGAATTTAGCTCACAGCTCGGCTGATTTCAACACGCTTTTAGTTAGTTCGGCTAATCGTTTACTTGAAGATGGTCTTGTAGCGGCTAACCCTACTTATCAGATGATTTCTAGAGCTGATGGTTTGAAAGATCTTAAGCAAAAAACTTATGTAGGAACTGATTTGATCGGTAATTTGATCAAACGTACTGAAAACGGTCAATTTGTAAGAACTACACTAACAGAGAGTTCTAAGTCATTAAAGCCTGATTCATTCGGAAACGAAATTCAGATCAGCGAAGAGATGTTAATCAATGATGACTTAGGTGCGTTCGTTGAAGTAGCTCTTGAGTTTGCAGCAGCTCTGCAAAGAACACGTAATAATCTAGTTTATGGAGTTCTTTCTGCGGAGACGTTTGCTAGTGGTCGTTTCACGACTGCGACTGCGGACGAAGCTGGATTATCAGCTTTAAGAGCGTATTTTAGAAAATACACGATAACATCTGCGGAGAAAAAAGTAATAACGCTAAATCCAAGAATGGATATAATTGTTGCTCCAGTAGCTCTCGAAGCTGCACTTGGCAAGGTTCTATATGGAACGATTTTAGCTAATCAAGTTTCTAACGTGAATGGATTCACTCTAGGAAATGCAATAAATAACGTATCTACGAAACTCGTTACTGATGCGGAATTAGACAATGCGAGCTTAGTTGATTTCTACGGTATGCAAAATCCTAATGCTGGTCGTCCAGCGTTAAGACACGCTTATTATCAAGGTGCGCCTAATGGTAGAATATTAAACTACTTCGAAGATAAGACTAGATCGATCGTATTCCAAGTGGTGGATTACTTTGCTGCGATGGTAGCTTCTCAAGATACTATAGTTAAGGCTGACAACACTTAAGGAGAATTTATGAAAAACTTAAAATATGCATTTGAAAAAACTACGACTGAAATCGCGGGTGCAACGATGGTTGCTGAGCGAGTGGTTTATTTTGGTTCTGGCGTAACTAAGGAAATTGGAGTCGTTATCACTCCAGCATCTTCAGGTCAGCCTTATACGGTGGGATACGGTGGCGAAGTTTCTTTCACTAAAGAAACTCACGCAACAAATCAAGCTTTAGCGATTGGTGATCCTGTCTATTGGGACGCGACGAATAATAGAATAACTAAAACAGTCGGCAGTAATTTAAAAATCGGTGTAGCTAAAGAGGCTGCTGCAAGTACGTCTGATTATGCTGGCAGAATATCTCTCTTGAGATTCACTGAGAACATCGGTGCTAGCTAATCGCTGAAGGGGCGAACCCATGAGCATTTTCAAAAATTCATCATCATTAAAGCGATCACTGGAAGCCCAATTCGGGCAGGTGATCGCTTTAAACATTGATAGCGATATTATTTCAGCAAAGGCAATTATAGATGATGCTGAAATGGTGGTTTTCAATGGAGTTTCTGAGGTAATCGAAAGGCAGAAGGTAGCGAGTATATTCACTTCGGGATTGACTCGCAGACCACGCTCTGGAGATTTGCTTACTTGGGGCGGTATAGATTACCGTCTCAATAAGCTTATTCATGAAGACTTCGCGGAGCTTAGATTTAGCTTGGTTAAGGTTGGCTCAGGCTCTGAATCTAGAAATTCGGCTTTTGATGTAACCGTAAATTCTGCAAAGCTTGGTCAGTTAGCAGTTTTTGGGGAGTCTATCGCTTTAAATATTGATGATGTTGAAGTTACAGTAAAAGCGATTATAGACGATGCTGAGATCGTGGTTTTCAATGGAGTTTCTGAGGTAATCGAAAGGCAGAAGGTAGCGAGTATATTCACTTCGGGATTGACTCGCAGACCACGCTCTGGAGATTTGCTTACTTGGGGCGGTATTGATTACCGCTTGAATAAATTGATTCACGAAGACTTCGCGGAGCTTAGATTTAGCTTACTTAAAGCGTTTGATGTTGTTCCTGTTAATGCAGTTACTCATCTGGGCGTACCAATTAAACATTTAGGAAATTATGTAGTTCATGCCTGATTTAGAATTAAGCACGCTGGGAGCGGTCATAAAAACAGCCTACGAAGGGCAGGCAAACACTAATGCGTTCACTGATGCACAGGAAACTAAACTAGCTGGCATAGCTGCTGGTGCGGAGGTGAATGTAAACGCGGACTGGAATAGCGTTTCTGGTGATTCTCAGATTTTAAATAAGCCTACGATACCAAGTACATTAGATGATCTCACCGAAACAGCAACGAGAAAACATTATACTGATGCAGAGAAAACGAAATTAACTGGGATAGCCACTGGTGCGACTGTAAACGCCACGGATGCACAGCTTAGAGACAGGACTACGCATACGGGAACGCAGGCGATTAGCACTGTTAGTGGATTGCAGACTGCCCTAGACTTAAAGCTGGAATCTGCTTCGATAGCAAATTTCGAGACGACCGCACAGTTAAATTCAAGAGACACGGCTAATAGAAATAGATCGAATCACTCGGGGACGCAGTTAGCAAGCACGATTAGTGATTTCGCGGCTACTGTTCTGGCAGGGGTTTTGACCGGCTTGAGTTTAGCTTCAAGCTCTGTGATTTCAGCTACGGATACAGTTTTATCAGCGTTGGGAAAGCTTCAAGCTCAGATAACGAGTTTAACTCCTTCTAGTGTGGGACTGGGTAACGTGGATAATACTAGCGATTTAAATAAGCCAGTATCAAACGCTGTGCAGGCTGCTCTAGATACGAAAATAGGAAACGATCAAAGTATCATCAACGCATTGATATTCGGGTGATAAGATAAAGTTAGGAACATGAAAGATTTTTTACCGATTAGTTATACTTTCAGTCCTGCTGGTTCTGGCGTGGGTTCTGTTCGTCTTGATATCGCAGGATTCGATATTAAAAGGCTTGTAGCTATAATTAATCAAACGAAAGGGCAAACTATTTATGCGACAGGAGTTGCATCTCTGAGATATTCTGCTGTTTCTGGAAATTTAATAACTTTATTTTTTGATACCGCTTCGCATAGCGCTGATGATGTCTTGCAGGTGATCTACAACGACGAAAACCCACTAGCAATTGCCATTGATAGTGTTTCTATTTGGCTAAAGTCAATAATGCGAGCCGTTCAGTATCCGAATTATTTAGATAGGGCTTTAAATGCTCTCAGGGTGAACATTGTAAACTCGCTAACAATTGGAACTCTACCGACTTTAGCAAACGTGACGACTGTTGCAGGTGTGACGACTGTCACGAATCAAACTAACATTGGCTCCTATAACGCCGATGTTCAGGTTAGGGCGAATGTACGGCAAGCATGGTATGCGTCGGTTAGAGCGAGGATTGAATAATGGTTAATAATTTTAAAAGAGGCATAGATAAATTAATGTGGGATCAAGTTCCACCACTTTTAAACGCTCATGCGGTTGGTGGAAGTGTTTGCAGCGATTTGCGAAATAATATTTTTCGCAATCCGTTTATTTATCAGCTTGTTAGTGCAGCTATCTTGAATAGATTTAATGTGATTACTAAAGCCTCTCAAGGGCCAGTCGCTAACCCTGCATTAGGCGGCACGTTTGGAGCAGGAGCTGCTTCAGTGTTTGCTCCGAGTCAAGGGCTTAAGGGCAATATAGGCTCTGGAAGTACAGCTTCTAGAATCGTTATTGGTACAGCGTTTCCGACTGCGATCGGAGTAAACATGCTTGCAAACAGAGGCGGCTCTGGTGATTATGGGTTTATTCTTCGAGTAATTAACAAAACTACAGGAAGAACTGAAGAAAGAGTCATTACTGGGAACAGCGGTGGAACTACGCCTTCAATAACGGTTGGTGAGGCGTTCTCTAATCCTCCATCGAATACGGATCAATATGAGATTTTAGCGGGCAGGGTATTTATGTTGAGTGCTGGTGCTATCGCTGCAAGTAGCTTTCGAAGCTTTGAAGTAGCTACAAACTTCTTGGCGAACGGAGGGACGGCTAACCTTCCTACTATTACGACGGACTCAAGCATCGTAGCCCTTGATGAGCAGTATGTTCCGTTTGATTGCTTCCCTGGAGAGGGGATGATTAAAGGAGCGACGACTTATAATACTATTACTGGTATTTTAGGCGGCTCTAATTTAGTTTTAAAAGCCCTGTCTGCAACAGCCGCAGCCGCAGGGAGTATCACTGGATCGATTACTGGTGATGATTCGGCTGTTCTTGCAAATGAGTTTAGGAATTTTCAAATCAGAATCGTACAAGATTTAACGACTCCAGCGGCCGTCGGGCAAAGAGCTATAATCTCCAGTCATACAGCAGGAAATCCGACTGTATCTGCTCCAATTTATTCACTTGGAGCTAACTGGGCTGTTACTCCGTCAGCTAATGCGAAATTCGTTATAGAGTTACCAAATTTATTGGTTCTTAGGACATCGGCTTCGACTACTACATATACCTACAATTACAACGACACTGCTTACAATAATGGCACGACTAACTTGGCAGCAAATACATGGAGTTCGACTTTATTCGGAGTTGGGCCAGCAGTTTCTGGAGCTGGTTGCATGCTTGCTCCAGCTTTTGGGATTAGACCTGATGCGGATAAAAATTCTAGAAATTCTCATCTATTTTTCTTTAGAGGCGGTGGCTCGACTGTTTTAGATTTGCTGGATATTGCTGGCGGTGTAAACGGGGCATGGAGTTCAAGCGTCCTTTACGATGGGACAAGTTTTGCTTTTAACACTGGATCATGCGGCTGCTATGCACCATTTGATGACACTGGTCGCATGTTCTACATTAATGGCTATGTCGCTTCAGCAATTAATCAAATGTATCGATTTGATGTTCGGAATAGAGTTTTAAGCCCTCATTCTGCACCTGATGTGCTTCAAACAGTTGCAGCCGTTGCAGGTGGGCGTATAGCGTGTTATGCGGCTATAGATGGCGGAGCTGTTCCAGCGACAGATCTCTATAACATCGCATTTATGCAGGTTTTAGGCGGTGTCATCGCTATGGAACTTCTGGATTTAATTTAGAATGGAAATTCTCAAAAACCTAAAAGCTAAAATCGCTGAAAAGCTCACAGATAATGTGATTTTTGACGATTATGAGATTTTGATTGATAATTTTTATTCTATTAATAAATCAAAGGAATCTTTACAAAAATCAATCCTAATTTATCCTCAAGAGCTTGATTTTTCTAATTACGCGAGAGGGTCGCAAACCTACGCTATCACTGGCGATCTGCTTCTAGAGATCATACTTAATGCTGAAAATGACAATTCTAATCTTGCAAGTACGTTAGATGATGCAGTCCAAGCCGTTCTTGGTACGATAGAGTTAGCTAAATTTACCCCTTCTGGTACTGGTCAAAATAAAGTTTTTGATGGAACTTGCTCACTATTAGATATTAAGTCGGTTAAGTTCTTCTATGATTCACAGGCAGAAGGATTCACGGCAAAGGCTGCGATATTGCTCGAATTCAAAGCAGTTACGAAATTGACGGCTGCAACGCCTACAACTACAATAGAAGAGTTAAACCTAGAGCTAGAGGAATCTAGTTACACGGATAGTCTTGGAAGAATAACGACGGATGAAGATTTAAGGATTTTATAAAAATGGTAACGATTAGAGTCATTGGAAAGCCAGCAGGCGAGCAAGGTCAGGCAGAAATTAATGATTTAGCTTTAGTCCCTGAGCTGAACTCGACTTACATGATCGAGATTGAGTCGGCAAACGGAACAGAATCTTATAAAACAAGCTTAGAAGACATTCGAGATTTATTTAATTCTGGTTTTATCGGACTAGAGCAGGATGCCAGCGATCTGAATTATTATTATTTTGGTGGCTTGACCAGTGCTGGTGCCTGGAAGGTGAATCGCTTCGCTAAATCAGATTTAGAGAAGACATCTGCAACTATTAGCAATAACGTCGGAGTGACTACGCTTGCGGCAGCTTGGGCGATTAAGGGGAGTCTAAACTACGCATGATAATCAATCAACAAGGTGGCGGTGGTGCGAATTATTTCGATCAGATCAAGAATGAGCCTTTCATTCAGGCTTTCGCAAGTATTGGCAGCGTTACGACATCAAGTGCTGAATACAATCTTTTTAATAAGACTATTAATCCAGCAAGTCCCTTAAATGGGATCAGCCAGTCAGGCAATAAAAATTTTAATGCTCAAATCTCGGGGCAAATCGAAAGCTGCCGAATTAGAAATAATGGCACAAAGGCATATTTAGCACAAGCCACTCCTTCGGACTTCATCGCGGAATATAATCTAGCTATTCCTTATGATATTAATAGTGCCTCTTATATCGGACAAATAAACATTTCGGGTACGGTCGGAGATATTAGAGACTTTGATATTTCGGCAGATGGAACAAAAATGATAGTTTTAGGGACTGCGTCGGCTAATACTATCTACGAATACAGTCTTGGGACTGCTTGGCAGATATCCTCTGCGAGCTATCAATCTAGAAGCTTCTCTTTGAATAGCGAAGACACTAGCATGCGGGACATTTGTTTGTCTGTATCAGGTTTAAACCTGATAGCTCTTGGCATCAATAATAACAGGCTATATCAATACACGCTGGGAAGTGCTTGGAACTTAAGTTCTGTAACTTACAATACCCAATTATCAATGTCGTCCTACTTGACGACCCCGACTTCAAGCAACATTAGAGGCTTTGGTCGAAGC